TTCGTTTACCATCTCAGGCCAATAAAACCTATAGATGTCACTTGTCAATATGTCTTTAATACTTTTCAATTGCTTTTCAGCAAGGTTAGCTGTTGCAGATACATACAATACAGTAGTTTCTGGATGACGAGTAATCCACCACGCTACCCGATATGCAATCATTGCGCTTTTTTGATGGTCACGAGGCAACAACACAAGCTGGTTGTCTTTAGAGTCTTCACGTTGCCACCAGTAACACAACTCTTCGTGAATAGAACCAAGCACCCTATGTGGTGCTACCAACCTAATAAATGTAAGTAGGTCGGTTTCTGCTGCTTGTTTGATTAGGTCTTTATCGCTCAAGTCTTTTTCCTTTTGCCTGATGGGGTCACAGGCCATGATTGTCGTTTTGAACTAGTTTTCTTTTTAGCCATGCTACGTTTTTCTGCTGCAGTAAGTTTTGCAGCAGCAGCTTTGGGTCTACATGCAGGATAGCTTTTACGTTTGTCTTTATCCCCAGACCTACCACAAGGTTTGCCTGTTTTAATGTCTACCCATTTTTCACCAAACCATTTACCTAGTCCACCTTTAGCCACGTTTCTTTACCCTATTATCTGCGCCAGACCAACCGCCTCCGCGCTTTTTATATTCTTTAGATGCCCACGCATTAGCATACGCACTAGGATATACTTTAAATTTGCTTTTAGCTTCTGAAATTACTTTGCTCCACAAAGCTTTATTAGTAGGGTTTGACTTAGCCATTACCATTTAACCTTGTCAGCCCAATAAGCCGCTGACATTTTGCCTTTAGCAATGTTACGCCCATGCCGTGCTTTAAAACTAGCGCGTTTGTTTTTCATACGTTCAGATTCACCAGCTTTAGGCTTACCTGCAGTAGAAGCGCCTTGTTCACCGAAACGAATGGTTTTAACTTTGTCACCTTCTTTGGCTACAACAACGTGCGATTTTTTAGGATGGTTAGGAGTACGCTTTGGTTTGTTAAATCCAGACACTCCTGCACGCTTTAGTCGCGGGTCGCGTTCGCTCATATCATATCTCCTTTTGCTGGGACACAGGCAGCGTTAAAAGGGACATTACCGTCAAGGTTAATTTTATATGCCTCTTCTACACATTCCTGCATAGTTTCCACTTTCTTTTCCCCTTGCACTTGCAAAACGCCCGGAGAAAGAAACGTAAATAAAATGATAAAAAATTTCATAGTTCAAAGTGTGGCGCATCAATAAATGGCCTCCGTCCTTCCTTACGGCGTGTGTCAATGTAATGGTTCATGGCTTCTTCCATTGTACCTTCCCACTTGGTGATGTCATCAATATTCCATGCAGCACCCCAACGTACAGGCACTTGTAGCTCACGAGCCGCTTCTCGGATAGCCTCCGCTACGTCATCGTACACATTAAGTTCCCAACAAACTTTAGGGCCAATGTAAGCTACCAAATCAACAGCCCTACCAGTAATGTGCATGCTTTTCATTGTCTGACTTGCACCTCGCTCTACAAGTTCTTTTTGTCTTTCTACAGAACGAATACCTTCTGATACACCAAAGTCTACTTTGGACTTACCAATTGCAAGGTTAACAACTTGTACTAATTCTTTATTAACGCCAATAAGTCTTTCGTGTGACCGTTTAGAAAGTCGAAAGGTCATAGTTTTTTCCTTAAATCAATAATTTTTTCAAGGGTGCGTCCACCAAAGTAGAAGCTCATAATAAGCATGCCCCACTGACCCAATAATTCGACGTATGCAGCATTTGTATCAAGGTTAAAGGCTGACATAAGGGCAAACACAAAATAACCCGTCAGAATGGCTATAAGCGTTAATGGGCGTATGTTTTTAGACAACCAAGAGTCGCTTCCCATGTCTGCCGTATGGCGCTGCGACAAGTTGTCTTGTTCCGACTTGTACAACTCTGTTTCGTTAGCCATCTTAGCTAGCTCACCCTTTTGAGCCATAGTAGTAAGTTCTAGCTGTGCTTTAGCCTTAGCTTCTGGGTCAGGAATAAGTTTGTCTACTAGCTTACCACCTAGCTCTAACAATGCTGGTAAAGCTATCATGCCATTCTCCCAGACTTAGTGCGCTTAAAACTACGGTTGTTAGACCGACTAGTAACACGAAGATTTTTTCGTCCATTACCGCCCCCTTTGCTGAGTGCGCGTTTGTGGTCTACGTCATTCCCGTCGCCTTTGGCTACAGCACCTTCACGCATAAGTTTACGCCGTGCTGCATTACGCTTGGCACGGTTTTTCATATTCTTATCATCATTAGGTTTTTGTTTAGCGTAGTCGCGTTTACCATTAGTCATGTAAGGCATTATGCTTTACCTCCTACAACAATGCCCAGACGAGCCATGTCGCCTGCAATGCGTTTTGTATGTGGTGCTTCAGGTTCGATTTCTTTTCTAGGTCTTCCCACTGCTTTTTTATCTTGCTCATATCCTTTTTCGGCTAGCCATTTAGCTGCAGCCGTACCTCCTTGTTGTTTAGCATGTGACCGCATTTGGGCAATAGCTTCGGAGCGTAGTTTAATTTCAAGTTCTTTATGCCATTTATCTACATGTTGTTTAATCATAGGGTGGTTACGCACCTCAAGCCAGTGCTCCCAATCACCAAGTAACATCATAGCAGCAGAGTATTCGGATGGGTCACGACAATCCATAAATACATCATGCCACTCTTGCATAGTGTATACAGGTTTAAATTTTACATCAGGACGAGCAAATTCTTTAAACAGCCCAAGAATTACACGTTTACCTTTAGCGTCCAAATATTTACTTTTATCCGTCATAAGTATCCAAATAAGTTGTGTTACGAATCATTCCTCGCGGAATTTGGTTACGCCGAGCAAGCTGCCCACTACCATGTGCCGATGTAAGTATAATTCCTTCCGGCCCGTCATAACAGACATAACCGACCTGCGTAACAATATACGGAGTATACGTATGCTCCTCTGGCTCAAATTCCCAAGGCGTGCTATCAATCTCACAAGCATCTTCCCATTCAACTACGGCGAGTCGCATTTTTCTTTTGCGTCATTTTTTTCATTTGTTCTTTTTTCTTATCTTCTTCATACTTTTTCTTGCCTTTGGCAGTGTACGGATATTTTTTACCTTTTAGTTCTGGCATTTTATGCTCCTTTGTAATTAACGAGGAAAACTAGCAACCACCATAGACAGCCAAGAAGAATTGATATTAACCCAATGTAAATAGTATTCCATAAAAAATTTTTCCTTCTTGCTGCTTGTCTATAAATAGTTCGTTCACGTTGTTCGCGTATTTGTCTACGCATCTGCATCATTTCTTTGTACGCTTCAATACCATATCGCAGAGTAATCATCTCTCTGATTTGGCGTTCCATTTCTTCTATTTTCTTTTTGTGGATAAGAGCGTTCATTGCTTCTTCTTCCACGGAGCCAGACGCAAACACTTTTTTAAATAGCGGAGGATTAGCAGCTTCTTCGGCTGCTTTGTTTACGTCACTTACTCCTTGAAAATATTTTCCAAAAAATCCCGCTATATCTTCTAGTTCACGACCCACCTCCACTGCTTTTTTTATGCCTTTAAACGCCATAGACGCCATAGCAAAGGCACTTACTGGGTCAATCATTTTCTATCCTTTCGGCAAACTGCCATTACCTCCTAGCCAAATAAACAAGCCTATTACAGCTGCACCAGTAAGCCACGCCAGTTTGGTAAGTACAGACTTACCTACTTCAGCATATATTTTGTTAAATGCTTTTTCTGCTGCTTTTTCAGCAATTGCATCAATTTGAGCATCTGATAGTTGTATTTCTCCCGGCATGATTATTCAGGCTTTAAGGGCCAAATAACAACATCTACTTCAGTAATGTTACTAGTAACATCTCGTAGTTGTTGTCTATATGTTCTCCATGCAGAAATGTCTTCTCCTGCGTCTAACAACGTGTTAATTTTATAATCAGCTTCTTCTAACAAACTTAAACGTTCTCCACGAACAATGTTTCTCCAGTTACGTATTTCGTGGTCAGCAAACAATATGCCTGTTTCATCATTAAAAATAGGTTCAAGAATCATTTTACATATACCTCTACAGTAGAACGTAACACAGCATTCGTTCCATTTCTAAGTTGAAAATCGGTAAAATTACCAGTGGTGCTAAAAGTACCTGAACTAGGCTGAAAAGTAGTTTCTTGTGTAATCGGGCCGTAATTTGTATTAGTTTGATTGCCCGCTATATACGCATAACCTAATTGATTAGGGCTTTCACTGTTAGCAAAAGTCGTGAGATATTCACCAAAAAAATACAGTTCTATAAACGCTAAATTATATGCTACATACTTATTTAGAATAGTAAAAGTATTGTTATATGATTCTCGACCTACATAATAACCAGTAGAAGTAGTTGGCACACCGTACTGTAAAAAACTTTTTCCGTTTTCAGCACCCCCATTTCTATAATAATACAATCTAGGGTTTATAGCTTGATTTGAAGCTTGTTGGTTGTTTTCTAATTTTATACTGAGTTTTACAGAACTATGTGCATTTAAATGGCTTATTAATCCGCCGGTAATATGCGATAATAAATTTTGACTTGTGTTACTGTATGCACCTGTGTATTGGTCTATGTACGTCCATTCACCGCCGCCAGCAGCAACAGCAGCCCATGTATTGTCTCCTCTAAGAAAAGTAGTACTATTTGCTGTGCCGCTACCAAGTCGTGTTGTAGGCACTGTACCCGAAGATAAGTTAGCAGCATCTAAATTTGACAGTGTATTGCTGCTGCCGCTAATAGTTTTATTAGAAACAGTTGCTGTGTTTGTTTCTGATAAAATATTTGTAGGTGCTATAATGTTTGATAAAATTGTCATTATAAATCTTCCGTTAATGTTGAAGGAAATGCTCTTCCAGCTCCCCAAATAATTCTAACAGCGCCACCACCGCCATCTCCGCCATAACTAAAAAATACACTAGAGGAGCCGCCGCCGCCACCTCCATAATTACCACCATAAGATTGCCCAACATTTGATGATATAATACCATCTGTTCCTCCAGAACCACCTCCTCCAGTTCCATTAACAGAAGGAACGCCGTCAGCACCTAAACCGTATATCCCTACTCCACCACCACCGCCTGATGTATGGTTTCGATAATATGAGACACTACTTGCGCCACCACCAGCACCCCCGCCGCTACCAACAGCAGGAGAATTACCAGACGCAGCATCACTATCTCTACCAGCGCCCCCATTTCCTAAATACCCTCCTGCACCTCCTCCTCCTGCTGGACCATAGCCATTACTGCTTGTTCTAACAGTGCCTCCTCCGTTACCTCCACCATATGTCCCGTAAGAAGTAGATACATAATAACTTCCTCCAGAAACATTTGTGTTATAACGACCCGGGTTACCGCCGTATCCCCTACATGTATTTACATCTATAAATAACGAACGTCCTCCAGCCGTGCTGCCGGTACTGTACGCTCCACGAAGCCCACCTGCACCAACTTCAACCGTGTAATTATTTCCGGGCACAACAGGTATGTCATTTACCCACGCTAGACCACCACCTCCACCGCCACTCATTGCATAAGTTGCAGTAGAACTTGAACTACCCCAATACATACCGCCACCTCCTCCACCTATACACACAACGCACACACTTGTTACTCCATCAGGTGCTG